GGTTTGGGGCTGGGGTCGCGCGCGCGCCAGCAGGGGGGCGGGTAAAGGGCAGGGCTACCGGGAAAGCGGCCTGGGGTGGAGATGGGGGTCAACCCCAGGCCGCGCGCTCGCCGTGGAAGCGGGGGGGCGCGGGCACATTTCTAGCTGACTTTGCCTATGCCAGCAACGCGTTACGCAAAGTGGGCCTGGGATGGGTGCCCCGACCCATCCCAGGCCCGGCGCTAACCGTGGATGGGTGGCGCATTTCGGTGGATAGAGGAAATACCTAACTTTGGTATGTCATTTGATATTAGCTGGTGAGAATCGACATGATTTCGGCGTAGCGGTCGATGCCATCGACGCGGAACACGCCGGCGATCATGTCGATCTCCACTTCCTCCACGCCGTCAACCTCGCGGCGATAGTAGGATACCGCGCACTTATATTTGTGCTCGGTTTCATCGCCGGCCTTTGACTTGCCGAGGTCGATTTCAGTGAAACGGCCGCCGAGAAAGATGTTCACGGACTGCGCGGCGCTGCCGTCGTCGGCCTGATAGGCGCCGATCAGGCGCAGGGGAGCGCCGGCCACGTCCGTGGTGCCGAACATGCGGATCAGCTCGGGCGCGTGGCCACCCATCGTGATGGTGGCTTCCTGGGCTTCGAGGCCCTTGTCGATCTTGATCGGCCCGATCATGCCGCCGCCGCGCCAATCGTCGGTGGCAATGGCGAGCTTGGGTTCTTCGAATTCGCCGATCACGCCCAACCAGCTGGTGTTGGCGCCATAGGCGTTGATGTTCTTCAGTTTGCGGGGGAGGCCCATGGCCGGATCCTTTCAGCGTGGAACTTTCGCAAGACGGGGGTGGGACGGGATCAGCCGGTCACGCTTGCCGCGAAGCCGGTGTAGTAGATGTCCGTGATCACCAGGTTGACCTGCGGATTTTCCATCGGGGCGCAGGGGGTGAACTGGATGCGGAAGGTGGGGCGGCCGGCGGCCAGTTCGCTCGACGTGTTGGCATCGGCATCGAAGAACGTCTGAGCGCCGATCACCTTGCCTTCGCGCACCAGCTTGCGGAACTGTGCGTTGACGGTTTCGAGCTGGTCCTTGATCAGCGCCACGGTCATGGGCTGATCGAAGAACGGGCTGAACGCCGCAGCGATCACGTCCTGCAGCGCGTAGAGCGTGCGCACCGCACTTTCGAAGACATACTGGGTCTGATCGTCGCCCGCGCAAGTGCGGTTGCCCCAGAAGCGGTAGCCGGCGGAGGTGCGGATGATCGTGGTGATATCGGCATCGTTGAGCAGGCCGGCATCGGTGTCATTGTCGAGCAGATCGTAATGCACGTCATGCGTGATCGCGGAGATGCCGGGTACGGTCACGTTGCTGATCGTCTTATGCCAGCCCACGGTCTCATCGAGGTACGCCCTCATGCCCAAGGCGCGAGCGATGGCGTCGCCGGCGACGGTCGCCGAACTGTCGGGCCAGATGAGCATCAGCTCGCGCGCGCCGAATTCCTCGCGATAGGTGCGCGCCTCGGCATTGGTGGCGCCGATCGCGCGAGCATAGGCCATGCCGCGCAGCTTCTTGGCCAGGATGGCGAGCTTGGTGGTCACCGCCTGGGTATCGAGGCCGGGAGCGCCGACGATGCGCGGACGATAGCCGGTGACGGCCTCGGCCTTGAGCAGGGCCTGCATGCCGGTGTAGCTGGCGCCATCGGTGGCGCCGATTACGGCATCGTCCTGCGCCTCTTCATCCTCGCCCACAGCGACGCGCACGATCACGATCGTGGGGGTGACGATGTCGTCGATCGCCTCGAGCGCGGCCTTGAGCGTGCCGGCGCTGCCCGCCTTGCCGGCGGCGACGGCGGCCGAGGTGAACAGCACCGGGGTGTTGAGCGGGAAAGCCGCGTCGATCGCGCCCTGGCTTTCCGGCGCGACGGCGGTGGACGTGCCGATCAGGCCGATAATGGCGCTCGATTTGGTGCTGATGGTGCGGGTGCCGGAAGTGGATTCAGTAAGGGTGATGCCGTGGGCCATGGCCAGGATCCTTCAGCGAGAGGACGCGGGGAGCGGGATGGTGAGGGTGACCAGGCTGTTGCCGAGGGCCTGGGCGGTTCTGCCGGTAATGTTGGCGGCGAGGTTGCCCTCGGCCGGGGTGCCGGAAAGCGTGACCTTGGTGACGGTCAATTCCGTTTCCCATGTCTGGATGGCCAACGCGGTCGCGGCGCGCAGCAGGTGCGCGGTGGCGGCGTTGGTGGGCTGGTCGATCAGCTCTTGCCAGAGCGAGCCGAAATCACGGCGCTGGACGCGGGTGCCGATGGGGGTGGACAGGATTTGTCCCACGCGCTGCGCCAGATGCGCAACGCCCGAAAGGGGCTTTCCCGTGGTGGCGTCCATGCCGTTCATGCCCAACGCAATGCCCCCCGCCACGCGCGCAGGCGAGGCGGGGGGCGGGTAAAGACGGGCGTTACCGTCTACAGCGGAATGCAAAATCGCATATAGAAAGTGCGGTGATCTGATGGCCCGACGTTAGATTTAGAAAATCATTTGGTACTCAATAGGTGACGGTTGTTGGGCTGCCGACCTGAATTCCATTATAGGAACTTGCGCAGCTCCAAGCTGTCATGCCTGAGTTTGCTGATCCAGGATAACTTTCCCGGCGCGCACAAATCTTCTGCCCCTCGTAACCATCGCAGGGTGTGCCATTTGTGACATTTCCTGAGCAACGCACTTGCATCTGTTCCGGGCTCTGATTTTGGTTACCCACACGGACTTCCGCGTTGACATAATTTCCCGAAGCGATAGCGCGCGGAAAGCTAGCCAATGCTGGACTTGCGATCATGCAAAACGATGCCGCAATCGATATTTTCAAGAGAGTACGCATAAAGTCCCCTTTCCAATGCGAACCTTATCGGACTTATTAGGTTCGAAAATCGGAATCAATGATTCTTACTGTATCGGTCTTTGCCAATCCCGTGGTTTGTTAGGTGGCTTATTTCGGGAAGAGCGTTGCGGGGTGCTATAGGATTTATTCTGGCGCGTCTGTAAGTGCTGAGCCTCTTTGAACGCCGCTATGGACGTGATTTATCAGACTTTTACCCCTTCCAATTATGTCGCCGGATGCTGCGATTTTACCTTCCACGGTGATGTCGCCTTTTATGAAAAGGCCGCCAGTTGCCTCGATCGCGGCGGTTGCGCCGGCGGGCAAGATGGCCGTGAGGGCGTGGCTTTCCGGGTCATAGCTGATGCGCGCGCCGTCTTCGTATTCGACGACTTCCGCCAGCGTGTTGCCGGGCGGGGCGAAGTTGTCGTTGTTGAGGCCGAGCAGCGCCACGGCGTTGCCGATCTGGCCATCGGGGGAGAGAAGCACCACTTCCTCACCTTCGCTGGGTGGCGACCAGTTCCGCGTCTTGCCAGCGCGGCCAGCCAACCAACGGATGGGTGGGGTTTCGCAATCCTCGTCCGTGTCTGGGTCGCCATAGCGGACAATGCAGCGGGGCGGATCGAGCGTGACCGATACGATGGTGCCCAGGCGGATCAGGGTGGAGAGATCCGCCGGGATGTCTTCGTCGTCGGTCACGGCGCGGGGGCATCCGGCATGGCGACTGCGGCGCCCGCATCGATCAGGGCGTGGGCATCCTGATACACTTTGGCGATGCGGAGGCCATAGCCGGTGAGCGCGTCGTAGTCGGCTCGGGGTATGGCAACCATTTCGGCAGGGTCACCGGATCGGTCATCGAGCGGGGCAGCACGATCGGCTCCGGGCAGATCGGCGTGTCCGGGCTGACCCGCAGGGCAGGATGCTGGCACGCGGTGAGCAGCAGCATAGGCAGCGCCAGCAGCACGGCCGCGCTCGTAATAGGCAGAGGCTTGCGCATCGGAGATCTCCGCGATGGTGGCCGAGACGGTGGCCGGTTGATGGTTGACGGCGGCCTGGGCAGCGCGCGCGGCGGGCTGCGCGTCTTTGGCCTTGGCCAGATCGGCGCGCGCGGTGACGAGATCGGCCTGTAGGTTGGCCCGGTCGACCAGGAGCCAGCCTAGCAGCGCGACGGTCAGCAGAAACGAAAGGGCGGCAAGGGACGGTCCGCGGTGACGGCGAATTGCGGCCCAGGCGCGGATGGATTGGGCGAGAAGCCAGGCAATCATTTTGCGCCTCCATCGGTGGTGTTGGTGGCCAGCCCAGGCTGGGGTAGCCAGCGCAGAAACACGGGCAAGGCAAAGGTGGTGAAGCCGGCCAGGATCGAAGCTATCGGGCGCCAGTCCTGTGGCAGGGCGTCGACGATCTGCGGGACAACCGAGGGGTTATCGACAATCCATCCGACGATCAGAGCGACGATGGCGCACAGTCGCACGCTCCAATAGCGCTGCAGCGTGTGTAGTTCGGCGAGGAGGCGCTTCATCACGCTGCATCCTTGAGGCAAAGCGCCTGCTCGCGTCCGCGCCGTGCTGCCAGGCCGGGAATGACCACGAGCTTGTCGGCGACGCGCCCCTTGTTCCACGCGAGCAGGGCGTTGCAGGATCCTCGCACGTCGCCGGCATTGATCAGCCGGCGCGCGGTGGACCCGCACCAGTTCGCCACCCCGACGTTGTACGCCAGCGACACGGCAGCAAAGCGCACATAGTCGCGGCGCGGCACGGTGAGAGCGAGGCCGGGCGTGCATTGCATCACGCCCTGGGCGTGCGTCGCTAGCTCCTTTTCCAGAAGGATGGCGCATTGATCCTCGGTCAGCTTGTCCTTCACCGTCACCCGGCGCCCATCCATCGAAGTCAAGCCGTCGCAGATGGTGGCGACGCCGACGAGATCGAGATAGGCCCGAAGATATTGCTTGCCGGAGACGTGCCGCACGGTCGCCGTGCCATCGGGGGCCATGGTCACCTTTACGGTGCGGCCGCTTTCTTCCTTCGGGATCTGGGTGAGCAAAAGCGACGCCGTGACCAGGCCGACGACACTGGCGAGGGCGCCCTTTTTGATCGCGCCGGACGAGACCGATCTGGCCGGGACCGATGGCGTGTTGGTAGCGTTCACAGCCGTTCCTTTCGATGGATCAGGCCTTGGACCGTGGGCGTCTCGTAGATGCGGATGGCGGTCCAGACGATGGTGAGCACGGAAGCGATGGCAGGCAACACGCTGATCAGGCTCCCGAGCAAAGCGGCAAATGATGTGAAATCAATCGCGTGTTTCACGCCATCGGGCAGAGCATCGAAGTTGATTTTCACGGATCGGTCCCTGGCGGCGAATGCGCAAACGCGCGCGATGGCCAGTGGTAAGGCCATCGCGCGCGCGGGGGGACCGGGTGGGCGGGTAGAGGCGGGGCTTACCGCTGACCTAGAGGAATGCCGCCGGATCGAGCGGCCGATCGTCGCCGTAATAGCGGCCGCCTTCGGTGAGCCATTCCTTGGTGTAGAGCGCGAAGGCAGCGGCATCGACATCGGGATAGAGGAGGGTCGATGCCGTCAGATCTTCGACGTACCATTGGTACAGCGTCGACGATCGCCCCTTGTGGAGGTTGGCGCCCGAGAATGAGCTGTAGTTGCCCCAGCCAATGTAGAACAGCAGATTGGCGAGAGACGGAACGGTGCCGGCGAATGCACTGGCGGCCCCGTTCTTGAATTGCAGGCCAACCGCCGGCGCGCTGGGCGAGAGACGTTGGCCAATGAAGGTTGCTTGGCCAGCGTAGGGCCGGATCAGCCCATGCTGGAAGATGATGTCGTAGTTCCCCGTGGCGCTCGACGCTGCGTGAATGCCGCCCTCGGCCGGTTGCGTTCCGGTTGTGAAGATGGACGGCCGATCGATGCGCTCGATCGTGTGCATGTAGTAATCGTGATCGGGATTGGCGATCACCCAGCTCTTGAGCGCGTCCGCCGCGCGGATGATGGCATAGCGATTGGCCGCATCGTTGACCTGGCTGACCACGCATTGCAGCCCGCCCTTGGCAGTGCGGGCCAATTGCATATCGGTAGGCTGGTCGGTGCGCACCATGGTGGGGTGCGTCAGGCCAGGATCCACGTTGAGCAGCTTGGCCGCGTACTTGGACGCCAGATTGGTGATCGTCGCGCCATTGCCGGGCACACCGGCGGCCGGGCTGCTGCGGCTGTGGCCGAAGTCCACCAACAGCAGCGAGCCCTTGTTGAGCAAGGGATAGTTGTCGGGAATGCGCGGCAGGGCGGCATTGGTGAAAGCCGCGCCGGGCAGGTCGAAGAGC